GCCGGCGGCGCCGGCCAGCAAATACGGCAGCCGCCTCGAGGCGCTCGAGGCCCTGGACGAGCACGAGCAGATCGCCGGCCGCGAGGCGATGCAGAAGATCCACCGCTGGGTGAAAGAGACCGTGAAGGCGGCGCCCGAGGCGCGGATCTCGCAGAAGGCGATCGCGACCAATGTCGGCAGCTATCGCCCGGTCATCAAGGAGTATCTCGAGCTGGCGGCCGAGGCGCTTGCCAGTCCGGCGCGACCTGTCGAGGAGATCGCCCCGGCTGTACCGGCTGAGGTGGTGAAAGCTAAGCCGCGGATCTCGGTCAGCGAGGTATCCAGCGGCAAGTGGGTGGCGGTGGCCCGCGTGAATGGCGTCGAGGTGGCGCGCGGTGAGGGGGCCGACCGGGCTGCAGCTTACGAGGCGCTGCAGGTGGCGGCGACGACTAGCCGCGGGTGACCTGCCTCGGTCGCCGGGGCTATATGCCCCGGCCGACCTGCTCGCGTTTCCTCATCTCCCAGGGCCGCGTCGGCGGCATCAATGTGCTCGAGGGCGGCTAGGACTGCGTCCAGCAGCTCGCCCTTGGTTGCCTCGGGGCCGGCCTTCATGGCCAGCGTTAGCGCCGACCTGGCGCGGCTGAGTTTGGCGGACGCTCTGTCCATCTTTTCACGGCATTGCAAGGTACTTCCCTCCCCTTGTGTCAATCGGCCATTACTGGTTGTTTGTACAGTACCACGGCGCTAGGATCGCAGCAGCTTGGCCGCATACGCAAGGGTGAACCCTAGCGTTCGGCTCTGCTCCGCTCCCGGCTTGGCCAGGCTGCCCGCCACCTCTGGCGTCAGCGCCCCCACGAGTCGCGTCAGCGAGATACCGGCGGGTGCGGCGAAGCGAGAAGCAACGGCGAAGATCCTCTCCCGCACGCTCAAGGGATACTTTCCACTCTCGCTTACACCATCACACTGCAAAGTATCCCTGTCGCTGGAAGCCGCGCCAGGCGTGGCCTGGGCGTCTGCCTGGGGCTCTGGCGCGAGCTTGGGCTGGTGGGCCGCGTCGTGCTCGTGGGTGGTCAGCGAGTGGACGTTCTTCGCTGCGCGTCGCTGGCAATAGGCCATGATGAACTGCCAATTGTCCGGGTTTACTGAGAACAAGTGCACACCGTTCGTCTTGCGCTTTGTGATAGCGAGGCCGAGGCGCTCGAAAATCGACTTGACCAGGGTAGTGGCGCACATGCGCGCGCTGGTGCTGGGGATGTAGCGCCCCAGCTTGAGGGCGTTGTAGAGCTCGACCTGGTCGGCGCTGGTGGTGAGGTACTCGAGCACCTGGCGGCATTGCTCTGAGGTGAACTCGCCCTCGCCCGTGAAGCGATCGACGCCGAGGATCTCGAAGACGCGCCCCAGGAGCGCGTGCGCGGGCGTTTTCCAGCGGTGCAGGGTGAGGGTTACCTTCGCCTTGCGCTGCGCCTTGTCGTAGTTCCTGGCCTGCTCCTCGTCGGCCTGCAGCAGCTCCATGGCCACCACCTTGGAAATGCCGCGGTCATCGTAGAAGGCCACGTCGTCGGCGGTGATCTCGTCGACGCCGAGCTGGTGCTCGATGTGGTAGCGGTCGAGCTGGGCGCTCTCGGCCTCGCTGCGCACCTCCTGCCGGCTGAGCTTGAGGAACTGCTCCTCGTCGGGCGTCTGGACGCTCTCGATCAGATCCATGCGCTTGTCGAACACGATCGCGCCGGCCACCTTGCGGTTGCTGCGCGATTCCTTAGTGAGGGCCTCCTCGTCGTAGCCCAGGCCGGCGATGTCGAGGCGCTGCACGTTGTAGCCGTCGGCGTAGAGCATCAGCAGCAGGTTGTTGGCGAAGTTGTTCCGGGCCGCGTTCTCGGCGGTGACGGTGGCCAGGTAGAGGTGGTCGAACGCGGTCTTGCGACGGCGCAGGATGATCTCCTCGCTGGTCTCCTCGAACTCGCAGGCGACCTCGTCGGCCTTCATGTGGCCGCGCCAGATCTTCTCCCGGTCGGTTTCGCGTTGGGCGCTGGTGTGGCCGATGCCGATCACGTAGTGGCGGGCTGTGCGGTCGCGGCGCAGCATCTGCACGGCGTCGGACGGGCCGACCGTGTTACCGCTGAACAGGCCGAAGTGGGCGTCGAAGTGCGGGGTGGTCATCGACACGCCCGAGGAGATCGCGGGCGAATAGATCAGCACGTCGTACTTGATCGCCTCGGCGTTGGGGTTGCATAGGAAGGCCTCGACGTCCTGGTCGGCCTTGCTGTCGGCGTGTACCAGGAGCATGCGCACGGGCTTGATCTCGCCCTCCTCGACCATGGCTTCGATCAGGGCGGCCATTTTCTTGGCCGACTCGGCCGAGTCGTTGGCGACCAGCACGCGCTTGCCGGCCTTCACGTTGTCGATCGCCAGCTGCCAGACGGCCTCGTCCTCGGCGTGGTCGATGCGGATGTGCTCGGCGGATCCGCCGACCTCGAGGATGGTGATCGTCTCGCCTGGGCGGGCGAGCTCGCAGAACTCGATCAGGCTGTCGTTGGCGTCGGCGTCGCAGAGCAGCACGCGCTTGGCGGCGCCGACGGCGTCGATCAGCGCATCCATGACCTTGACCCGACCCTCGACCGGGCCGGTGGTGGTGTGGCGCAGCACCTGGCTGGCCTCGTCGATGCACAGCGTCTCGAGGGTGGTAAACCAGCTGCGCTCCTCGGCGTTGTAGAACATGGGCTTGGTCAGGCTGTTGACGCAGCAGGCCAGGTGCGAGACGTGCTGCATCTGCCAGGCGAAGACCTGTTTGTAGTGCTCGACGCCCAGGCGGGCGGCAGCGTCATCGAGGAGCGAGATCCGGTGCGCAACGTAGGCGGCACGGCTGGAGGCCTGCATCAGCGGCGCGATCAGCTTCTCGGTTTTCCCCGAGCCCATCGGCGCGCGCACGATGATGACGCCCTCGAGCGATTCGACCAGGGCGGCCATGTGCGCCGGCAGCTCGATGCCACCGTGCGCGGCTCGCACTCCCTCGATGCTGAGGTGCTGCACGTTTGGCTTGGCCAGCGCTGCGCTGGAGAAGCCGCGCAGCTGGCGCGCCTGCTGCAGCTTTTGCTTGGCCAGCCAGTGGGCGCGGCTGCGGATCTTGAAGCGGCTGGTGCTGTCGACGGCTGCCGGCAGTGCCTTGAGGATCGCCTGCACGACCTGGTCGTAGCTGTACTTGATCGGGGAGAGCATCATGCCGGCCGCCACCGCGGCCATGGCGTTCTTCTCGCCCAGGCGCTTGCCGCTGTACTGCAGGCGCTGCAGGCAGTAGGCGAACCAGTCCTTTTCCGCACGGAACACGCTGTCGCGTGCGCGCAGGGCCTTGGCAGTCGCCTCGAGGCCGAACAGGCAGTGGTAGTCGTTCCAGTCGGTGGGGCCTTTGCCCGCGGCCTTGAAGGCGGCGAGCTCCTCGGCGCAGAAGCCGATCACGGGCGCCCTGTTCTGGGCTCTGAGCTCGGCGATTGCCTGGGCGCTGCACTCGAGCAGCTCGAGGTGGGCGGCAAAGTTCGGGACGATGCCCTGGTGGTGAAGGTCGCGGTGGATCTCGAGCGCGGCCAGCAGGCCGGCGTTGCCGTCTTTCCACTGGTCATTGTCGGCGGCGTTGTGGAAGCGCCAGGCGGGGTAGCGCTTGGCGTAGGCGCGCAGCACCTTGAGCAGGTTGTCGACGTTGAACGCGATGACCACGGCGACCTCGTCGCCGCGGCCGGCCTCGAGCTCTGCCAGGTAGATGCTGGCGCCGGTCGCGAAGCCCTCGGCCGAGTAGCGGCGCTTGGCGTTCTCGAGGTCGCCCAGGACGCAATGCGCGCCGTCCATCTTCACCCCGGTGCCCTGCAGTTTCTTGTCGGCATAGAGGCGCTGCAGGCCCAGGAAGTTGCCGTCGATGTCGTGCATCGGCACCGCCGTGAATACACCGTGACGGTCACGCATACGCTGCATTTTGAAGCGTGACGCGATGGCGCCGACCTGTTTCTTGACCAGGTACGGCGCGGTGCCATCCTCGGGGCCGATCACTTCGACCGTGCCCTCGCGGATCTGGTCGCCGTGCTCATAGAGGAAGGTGCAGGTCTCGCCAGTCAGCCAGGCGCGGTCATAGGCAAGGCGCTCGGCGTGGATCCGTTCGGCCTTCTCGCGGGCCTGGCGCTCGTCTTCGAGCTTGCGCGCTTCGCGCTCGGCGCGGCGCTGCTCCTGGCGCTGTTTCCACTCGAGGTGGCGGGCGTCGGTGAGCTTGCCGCCCTCGCGTTCGTAGATCTCGGCCAGGGCGGCCAGGCCCGACCATGTGCTGGGGTTGGCGGCGTTGTTCGAGAAGGTAAGGGTGGGGTAGTCGAAGGGCGCGAGCTTGTCGGTACCGCGGGCGGTGCGAATGTCGCCCCAGACCATGACCTTGCCGTTGTACTTCTCGACGGTGGCCTTGATCTTGACCTTCGAGTACTTCTTCAGGCGCTCGCCGTTGTAGTGGACGGCGTTGCAGACCGACGACCAGTCGACATAGGCCTCGGCGGCAGCGTCGGAAATCTGGTCGTAGCAGTAGTCGGCGAGGGCGTATGGGTCGGCGTTGAATCGCTCTTTGTAGAAGGCCCCTAGCCCCTTGCCCTGTGGTACGTTTGTCATTTTATCCCTTTGGCCAAAAGTACAAAGGCGAAAAGGTACAAACGATTGACGCACCACCAGCCGGGTCTAAACTGAGCACTGAACTGGACAAGTTCGGTTTTCGTTTGTCTGCCCGCTAAACAGATCAAACGTTTGTGCTCGGTGAAGGTGCCCGGTTGTTGGTGCCGTCAATCGTGAAGGCCGGGGGGTTGCTAAAGCCCCCTGGCCTTTTCCTTTTCTGGCCCCTTGCAAAATCAAAATTCGTAGCGGGAAAGCGCCGCTACTGTAAGCCGGAATCTCAAAATATTGAAGCCCGGCGATCTCTTTTTATAGAACCTCTCCTTTGTCGAACGTCGCCCGCACTCCTACGACGACCCCGACGACCTCGAAAGTATCACCAACCTGCTGCATCGGAAACTGCGGATTCAGGGCGCGCAGGTAGAGCATGGCGCCGTCTCTGGTCAGCTTCTTGAAGACCGGCGAGGCCGGATCCCCCAGGTGCCCGATGATGAAGTCACCAGGCGCCGCCTTGCGCATCGGGTCGACGAAAATGGTGTAGCCCCGCGGGAAGCTGACCCCGGTCGGCGCCTGCATGAGCTCGTCGCGCACGACCAGGGCGAACACCCTCCCCGGTGGCGTTTCGCTCGGCATGATCCAGCAGGTGCCCGCCGGCAGGCGCTTGGCGTCGGGGTTACGTGCCCATTCTGCGGCCATTTCCCAGGCGATCAGCGGAACCCGCTGGGCCGGCTCGCCCGGCGGTGTGATGCTGTCAGGGTCGCGGGCCTCGGCCAGGAGCGTATCCACGGACGTGCCCAGGGCTTTTGCCAGGTTGTCGGCGACGTAGACGCTCGGGGCGACGTCCGTCGTTTCTAGGGTCGACAGATAGCCGGTGGACATATCGCCCCCGGCCGCGTCGATCAGTCTTTGTAGGCCCCAGCCAAGGGCTTGCCGCCGCTTCCTTATGGCTGCGCCTATTCGGTAGTCGCGTGACATGGAATCTCCTCCTCAATCCATTGCTTATTGTCCTTAGATATGCCGAGCATTGGCACTCTAAATAACGAAATCTAATTGCGTTTTTTCTCTATATGTTGAGAATGTGGGAAACCCCACATGCGACCACCATCGAGAGGAAACGTGCTATGCGAACGGAACGCGAGATCGTTGTCGATCAGACTAGCCGCTGGTTCACCAATTCGGAGTGGTCGCTCGAGCGCTTCGCCAGCGAGCGCCTGGCGCCGGCCCTGTCCGCTGCCGGGCTGATTGACCCCGTCGGGGATCCCGAGGACGTCGCCGAGTATCTGCGCACCCGCAAGGCTTGGGGCATTCGTATCGGCCGGATCTTCCACGGCACCCAGCCGTTCCCGCTTGAGTGGAAGTGGGTCTGGCTGTCCTGCCTGCCCGAGGAGTACCAGCGCGCCGCGCGTCACGAGCTGCTGGCCATGGCCGGTTGCTTCGACGTGCGCCTGCCGGAGTTCGTCGGCGGCATGGCGCTCGAGGCCACCCAGGCCCGCCTGGGCGAAGTGACCCGCGAGCTCGGCGACTTCATCGCCGCGGCCACCCCGGCACACAACGGCCGCTACGACCGCACCGACGACCCGGCCGCCGTCGACCGCATGCTGCGTGAAGGCGCCGAGGCGATCGCCGCGATGGTCAACGAGATGATCGCCGTCTCGACGGGTACCGGCCGCCCGCTGCCGCTGCTGGTGCTCGGCAAGATCGAGGGCCGCTGATATGTCGGCTCTGCGCCTTGCGACCCAGGATGGCGCCCCGGTACCGACCGGCGCGGATCTGCACGACCACTTCCACGCCCCTGCAGGCGAGAGCAAAGAGGATCGCGAGCGCCGCCTGGCCCGCGACCGAAAGCGCGCGCAACGCGCCCGCGAGGCCCAGGCGAAGCTGAAAGCCGAGGCCGTGAAGGTGCCGCTCGATCTGTATCAGGGCAGCGTCAAGGCCCTGCAGGCGGTGATCGAGGCCGGCGGCTTCGACGGCCCCCAGGCAGCCGAGGAGGCCATCACCCTGCTGCTGCATGGTGCCGCCGCTTTGGCAGCGCGTGACAGTCACGCTTTCGCGCAGTTGATCGCCCCGCCGTCACACCAGGTTTTCGCCGATGCTGACGCATGAGCCCGCCCCTCTCGAACTGAGCCAGGCCGATGCTGTCGCCCTGGCTGAATTGATCGACGCCGAGCTGCGCTCGGCCTCGCCCTCGCGGCCTTCATGCGCGGCATGCGGCCGGGAGATTGACGCGGCGCGCCTGGCGGTTTTCGCCGCCGCGCGCCGTTGCACGCTCTGCTCTGGCATCCCCTGCCTGGCCAGGAGGCGTGCGCTATGACCTTCGCTCTCGAGATCCGCCACGTCGCGCTGGTTCCGTCGACGGCTGAGGGCTGGGTCGAGCTGGAAGATGCCGCGCCCCTGTCCCGCCGCCCGCGCCGCGCCTGGCGCGTGCCGGAGGTGACCCTGCAGGATCTGCAGTGGCTGCGCGAGCGCCTGATGTTCGCCTTCCTGGCCCCGGGCGACTACCGCGACGACAGGCCGCCCCAGAAGATCCTGGGCGCCTACGACACCAGCACCACCCGTGACGCTTTTCCGCGCTGGCGGGCCGAGGAGCTGGCCGAGTGCCCGGCCGACGGCGGCCAGGCCAAGCGCCTGCCCCTCGACTACGTGGCCAGCCTGGCCAGGGATACCACCCGCGTGACTGTCAGCGAGACCCGCAAGAAAAAGACCAGCTCCGACCCGCTGCCGCCGAGCGCCTTCGACGACGCGCGCCTGGTGCGCATCGTGGCCGCCCAGGCGCCGGCCTACCGCCACTGGCTGCGCTATGCCTACGCCGACTCGAAAGAGTGGGCCGACGAGGCCGGCGCAGTGGTCGAGCTGTGGGCGCGTGTGGCCCCTGGGCTGGGCAAGATGCAGGCCAAGACGCTGGCCAAGGCCAAGGGCCTGGCGCACCTCGCTGTGCAGCATGGCAAGCGCTATGCGAACGCCGGCACCGAGCTGTACTCGGCCGCCCGCCTGGCTGAGCTGCTGGGCGTTACCACGAGCAACTACGACCAGCACTGGCGCCCTCGCTGGAAGGCGCTCCTCGAGGCGCTCGAGCGCCTGGACGAGGAGGCCCTGCGGGCGGTGCTGCAGCAATACAACGACAAGTGAGGAGGTAGGTATGTTCGGATGGATCAAGCGGCGTCTGTTGGCGCGCAAGGCACGCAAGTCTCTGGATAGCGTTCGCCAGTTCGAGGCCGCGCGGCTCGACCAGGCGCGCACCCGGCCGGTACCGCCGGCCTATAGCCCGTCGCCGGCCTACTCGACGCCGGTACACCAAGGCGACCCGTTGGGCGTTAACCAGGCGCTGCTGATGTCGGCCGTGCTCGATGATGATCGCCGCTCTGTCAGTTGCTCGAGCAGCTTCGCCTCTGACAGCTCCTCGAGCTGGTCGGGGTCTGACTCCTCGAGCAGCTGCAGCTCGAGCTCCTCGAGCTCCTGGGACTGACCATGGCCGCCGTGCTCTGCATCCATTGCCAGGTGCCGCCCGAGCGGCGTCAGCAGGAGGGCACCGGGCTGGTCATGTGGATCTGTCCGGTGTGCAACAACCGCGGCGAGGCCACGCCAAGCGATAGCCGGGCCTTGGCCAGCTGGAACCTGGTCAACGACGAGGATATGCCGCGGCATACCTGCATAGACCAGGGCGTGCCGCGCTTCTTCATCAGTGGCGGCAAGTGGGGCAGTCGCTGCCCGTGCTGCGACTTCGTCGACCATGGTTATGGCTCGCTCGAGGGTTCCCGGGCTGGCTGGGCGAGGGCTACGCGATGAAGGGGCGTGCGCTGAGGGTCACCAACTGTCGGGACCCGCACATGTGGTACGCGGGCCTGGTCGGCCAGGTGGTGCCGCTGGTTCGCGAGGAGGCCGACTGTTACTGGTCGCGGGAGCCTGCCGGCTACATCAATATCGTGCACAAGGCAGACGCCGAGCTGGTCGAGGTCAATTGTACCAATGGCCAAAAGTGCATTTGCCAAAGCGGCCTTTTGCGAAAATGTGCAAATGACCCCTTGCAAAAGTAAGGGCGCACGGGGTAATTTACCCACTCTGCGATACAAACGACTAAAGCCCGCCTCTTGGCGGGCTTTTTCGTTTCCGGTACTCGCTGACCTGGAGGCATGTATGTAAGCCCTCTACCTGGCGGGCCTGCTGCAGGGCTGGGAGTTCCCGGCCGGCAGGCGCCGCCCCTTCTCTCCTCATGCAGGCCACGGCCTGCACTTCCCCAGCCCCGCCATGTGCGGGGTTTTCTATTCTGGAGGCCGCCTCATGGCTGCTGCTGACGACGTCGCGCTCGCTGGGGCGCTCAAGATCGAGGCCGCCAAGGCGGCGCCGTTCGGCGCGTCTCTGGTGCTGTGGGGGCTGACCCTGCAGGAGTGGACGCTCGTTTTCGGCTGCCTGTACGCGGCCGGCCTGTTCCTCGACCTGGTGGTGCGCCGCTGGCTGATCCCGCTCGTGCGCCACATGCGCAGCCGCCGAGATCCGCCAGCCTGCCGCCAGGTGGAGCCATGAAGGGCCTGATTAAGCGCATGGTCGCCGCGGTGACCCTGACGCTTGCCGCGGCCGGCTTCACGGTGAACGAAACGGGCCTGCCGGCGCCGGTCGAGCGCGCGGCCATCGTCGCCGCCCTGCTGGTGATGACGCCGGAAATGGAGGGCACGGTCTATGAGGCCTACCCCGATTCCGGCGGCGTCTGGACGATCTGCACCGGCCACACGAAAGGCGTCAGGCGCGGCGACGTGGCCACGCCTGAGCAGTGCGAGGCCTACCTGCAGGCCGACCTGGGCCAGGCGGTGGACTACGTCATGCGCGCGGCGCCAGACGCCCCACTGTTCGCCAAGATCGCCATGGCCGACTTTGCCTACAACGTGGGCATCGGCGCGCTGGCCCGCTCGACGCTGCTGCAGCTGGCCAAGGCCGGCATGCACGAGCGCGCGGCCGAGCAGTTCATGCGCTGGATGTTCGTCGCCGGCCTCGATTGCCGGGATCCGAAAAACAACTGCCGCGGCATCCCGGTGCGCCGGGAGCTGCAGCGCTCTGTCTACCTGGTGCGCCTATGAAGTCGAGAATCGCCGCCCTCGCGGGCTTGCTGGTCATTGCCGGGCTGATCTACCTCCTGGGCTGGACTCGAGGCGCAAGCCACGAGCAGGCCCAGGCGAAGGCCCTCGAGCACGAGCAGCTGCGCCAGGCCTTCGAGCAAGGCCGACAGCTGGGAACGGTGCGCGACCGCGTCGTCACCGAGTACGTCGACCGTGTTCAAGTCATCGAGAAGCGCGGCCAGACCATCATCAAAGAGGTGCCCATCTATGTCTCCGAAGCTGCCGACCGCGCTTGCCCTGTCCCTGCTGGCTTTGTCCGGCTGCACGACGCAGTCGCGGCAGGATTGCCAGCCCCTGGATCTGCCGGCGCTGCTGATGAAGCCGCCTCGGGAGTTGCGCTCTCTGCCGTCGCCGGCACCGTCGCCGAAAACTACACCGCCTGCCACGCAAACGCCGAGCAGCTGAGCAAGCTGCAGGAGTACCTGCGCGAGCACCAGGCGATCACCCAAGGGGCGAAGGAATGAAGCGGCGCACTTACCGGCCCGCCGAGCTGCGCGCCGGGCACACGTTCTTCGTCGCCTGGCTCGACATGATGACGCTGACGCCGCGCCCGGTGGTTCAAGAGTACCTGGTCACCAGCCGCGCCGCCGGTCACTGGCCGGCCGAGGGTGAGTGGTACCCGTACCGCCTGCGCCCTGAGCTGGTCGAGCATATCGCCAAGCACTGCCCGCTCTACCGCACGCGCCGCGCCGCCAAGCGCGCCGCGCTCGCCGAGCTGGATCAATTCAACCGAAAGCAGAAGGCCCGCCCATGACCCCAAGCGAACAAGACAAGGCCCTCGAGGCGCAGATCCTGGCCAAGGGCCTGACCGCCCCGCGCGTGCTGCCCGAGCAGATCGACGACCTGGTCAACCAGCTGAGCTTCCACACCTACGTGATCCCGGGCACCACCGTGACGGTGGCCGCGGCCATCGCGCCGGGCAATATCGTGGTGGCCCTGGGCAAGTCTGGCGCTGCAAGCGCTGCGAACTTCGACGAGATGGTCGGGCGCAATCGCGCGATCTCCCGGGCGAAGGATGCGGCCCGCGGTCAGCTGTGGGAGCTCGAGGGTTACCGCTTGAAGCGCAACCTGCTCGACCTGCAGGAGCTCGGCGGCCTCGACCAGGTGCTCGAGGTGGCGGCCAACATGCCGCCCGAGCTGGCCGACGTGTGGGCCGCCTCGGCCGTTCCGTTCGTGGCGATTCATCAGACCGCGCCCTGCGCAGAATGCCAGGGGCAGTGCCAGGCCGGCGCCATCGTCGAGCTCGAACCGACCGAGTCGATCTGTCCGTGCTCGCGCTGCAAAGCCCCGAAGGTCGAAGCCCTGCCCGCGCCAGGGGTTTAGGTACTCCCCCGGCCCCTCCCCCTTCACGGGTGTGAAACTCGCGGGCCTCGCGCGTGTTTGGGCTCGCGAGTCGAGTCCGTTCTTCCTATCTCGAGGCCTGCCGGCCTGCATCGCCCGACTGACCTCGCGGCCAGGCGCGGCTAGGCCTCGACCCTATTCACGGAAAGCCCAAAGGGCAGAAGTCAAAAAGGACTTTTGCGCCTTTGGCCTTTTGTACCTTTCGCCCTTAGTCCTTTCTCCCCTATGGCCAAGATCATCAGCAAGAAAGACCTGGCCGACCTGCTGGGCAAGTCAGAGCGCTGGATCTCGAAGCTGATCGAGGAGGGCCTGCCCACATGCGGCGGCGGTGGCCGCGGCGTGGCCGTGCAGATCGACAGCCAGGCCGCCATCGAGTGGCTGATCGCCCGTGAAGTTCGGCGCGAGCTGGGCGAGGAGGGCGACGACGACGAGGGCGCCGGCTCGGCCTCAACCGAGGAGCGCCTGCTCAAGCGCGCCCGCCGCGAGAAGCTGCAGATCGAGATCGACAAAGAGCGCGGGCGGCTTGTGCCGATCGACGCCGTTATCACCCTTGCCACCAGCATTGCGGCGGTCTACGCGACCCAGCTCGACTCCCTGCCAAGCCGGTGCGCCTCTGACCTGGCGGTGCTCGATGACCCTGCCACAATCCGAGCTCGACTACTTGAGGAGACGCGGCGAATCCGCGCGGCTACAGCCGACCGCCTCGAACATCGCGCACGCGCCTTCGCTGCAGAAGCTGGCGAGCTCGATTCACTTCGTCGCGACGATGGTGCAGGCGCCGCCGCCGAGGACTAGCGACGAGTGGGCGCGCGACAAGCGGGTGATGCCGCCGAGCGCGCCGATACCTGGGCCGTTCAACCCCGACACCAACCCCTATATGCGCCCGGTGGCCTGGGCCTTCTCGCAGCCGTGCTTTTCCCGGGTGACCTTCGTCATGGGCACCCAGATGGGCAAGTCGGTGACGATGGAGAACATCATCGGCCACCGGCTCGACGAGGATCCGACGCCGTGCCTGTACGTGGCGCCGACAAAGCCGCTGATTAGCGGCACGGTCGAGCCCAAGTTCATGGCCATGTTTACCGAGTGCGAGTCGCTGGCGGCGAAGTATGAGGCGCGCAGCACCCAGACGGTTAAGTGGCTGGGCGGTACCAAGTTCCGCTTCGCCTGGGCTGGCTCGCCGACTGAGCTCGCCGCCGACTCTGCCGGCCTGGTGATGGTCGACGAGGTCGACCGCATCGTGAACACGGGCGAAGGCGACACCACCGAAATCATCGAGGCGCGGGGCGATGCCTACGCCGACTCGAAAGTGGGCTACACCGCCACCCCGACGGCGGGCAAGGTCGAGCGCCGCGCGGATCCGCGCACTGGGCTGTGGCATTGGGTAGTCGGCAAGACCCAGGCGATTAGCTCGAAGATCTGGCAGCTCTGGCAGAGCGGCACGCGCCACGAGTGGGCGGTACCGTGCCCGCATTGCGGCGAGTACTTCGTGCCCTGGTCGGATCTGCTGTGGTGGCCTGGCAAGGGCTCGCCAGATGAATGCACGCCCGACGAGGCCTTCAAGCATGCGCGCCTGGCCTGCCCAGGTAACGGCTGCATGATCGAGGACAAGTGGCGCCCCTGGATGAATCAGCGCGGCGTGGCGGTCGCCCCGGGCGAGTCGGTCAGCAAGGCCGGCGAGATCCGCGGCGAAGCCGACACCGCGGGCTTCACCCACTACTCGATATGGGTCTCCGGGCTGTGCTCGTTTGCCGTCAAGAAGTCCTACGGGTTTCTGGCCAAGAAGCTGCTGGCGGCGCAAGTCTCCGGCGACCCTGCCAAGCTGCAGGCGGTCTACAACACCGGTTTCGGCGAGTGCTACGCCGAGGCGGGCGATGCGCCAAGCTGGGAGGAGGTTCGAGCCCAGTGCTATGGCTACGCGGCCGGCGAGCTGCTGCTCGAACCGCTGCGGATCTTCTGCACTGTGGACGTGCAGAAAAACCGCCTGGTGTACGTGATCCGCGCCTGGTACGCCGGCCTCGGCTCGATGCTCCTCGAGCACGGCGAGCTCTGGGGCGAGACCGACCAGGACGCCGTCTGGGAGCAGCTTAGCGAGCTGATCGACACCGACTACGACGGCCACCCGATCAACGAGGCCGGCATCGACATCGGCTACCGCGACGACCAGGTCTACGGCTTTATCAACGAGCACAAAGGCCGGGCGTTAGCCCTGCGCGGGCGCGATCGCCTCGACAAGCCGTTCCGCAAGGAAGTGGTCGAGGTCGACCGCAAGGGCAAGACCCGCAAGCGCGGCGACGCCCGTTGGGCATTCGACTCGCCCCTGGCCAAGCGCTGGGTGCATAGCCGTTTCGGGCGCCCTGACACCCGCCCGGGCTGGTGGCTGCTGCATCAGCAGGTCACCGACGACTACTGCAAGCAGCTGGTCGGCGAGGAGTGGCGAGAGTCTGAGGGCAAGTTCGACCAAGTCGGCGAAAACCACTACCTGGACTGCGAGGCTATGCAATACATCATGGCCATGCGCGCCAAGCTGCACCGCCGCAAGGCGGGCCAGCTGACCAAGGCGCAGCTGCGCGAGGCGATCAAGGCCGGCCCGCTTGCCGATCGCCTGCCCGACGAGCCCGCCCCGGTCGCTGACGCTGACCAGGAGGAGCCGGCCGAGGATCTGCAGGAAGCCGAGGAGGTCACCAAGCCGGTGGCCAAGCCCGCGGCGACCCGCAAGGCAGATGCCCCGAAGGCCAAGGCTAAGTCCCGCTTCAACATCATCAGGAAGCCCCGGCGGTGATCGCTGCCGGCGGCTGAGGCATTCCCATGGAACCGACACAACTGCACGCGGGCGACTCCGTCGCCTGGGAGCGCGACGTGCCGGAATATCCGGCATCGGCCGGCTGGTCGCTGCGCTATGTGCTGAGCGGGCCAGACCGGCACGTGATCGAGGCCCAGGCGGGCGCCCCGTACCGGGTCGAGATCGCCGCCGAGACCACCGCCAGCTGGGCGCCAGGGCTGTATCGCTGGGTGGCCCTGGCCATCAAGGCGGGCCAGCGCCTGACGCTCGACAGCGGCACGCTGGAGATCGGCGCCAACCTCGAGACGGCCGAGCCATCGGACGCGCGCAGCCATGCCCAGCGCATGCTCGCGCTGATCGAGGCCGCGCTCGAGAAGCGGATCCCGAAAGACCAGCAGAGCTACGAGATCGACGGCATGCGGCTCGACCGGATCCCGATCGAGCGCCTCGATGCCCTGCGCAGCAAGTACCGGCGCGAGCTGCAGCGCGAGAAGAACCGCCGCTGGCCGACCGGCCGGGTGGTCAAATTGTCCATGGGGTAGCCTATGCAACCGTTGAAAGCCCTGGGCCGCTTGTTCGGCCTGGGCGGTGCCCCATCGCCTGCAGCTGCTCGAATCGAGCCGCAAGTGGGGCGGCGCCGCGGCTTCAAGATGGCCAGCGGCGGGCGCCTGGCGAAGGCCTGGTCGGGCCGCACGAGCGGCACCGATGCCGACCAGCTGATCTTCGCCGACCACGAGACCCTGCGGCAGCGGGCTCGAGAGCAGTCGATCAACACCTCCTACCTCAAGCGCTTCTACCGCCTGCTGCGGCAGAACGTCATCGGGCCGTATGGCATCCGCCTGCAGTCCAAGGCCGTGCTGCCGGACGGCAAGGCCGACCGGATCACCCGGCGCCTGATCGAAAAGGAGTGGCGCAAGTTCTGCAAAAAGGGCGTCTTCGACGTCACCGGCCGCTATAGCTACGTCACCTTCTCCTGGCTGTGGCTCGACACCCTGGCCCGCGATGGCGAGGTGCTCGTGCGCCTGGTGCGAAACTGGCCGAACCGCTGGGGCTTCGCGCTGCAGATCCTCGAGGCCGATCGCCTCGACCTGCACCTCAACGAGCTGCTGGACAACGGCAACCGCATCAGGATGGGCGTCGAGATCGACGAGTGGGAGCGCCCGGTCGCGTACTGGATGCTGAGAGACCACCCCGGCGACATCCTGCGCCGCGCCGAGGAACGCTACGAGCGGATCCCGGCCAGCGAGCTGATCCATACCTTCGACCCGTGGCGGCCTCATCAGTCGCGCGGCTTCACCTGGACGCACGCGGCGGCGGTGGACATCCACCACCTGGGCGAGTTTCGCTCGGCGACCCTGGTCAAGGCCGAGCACGGCGCGAAGATCACCGGCTTCTATGAGCAGGACGCCGAGTGGCTGGATCCGCCCGACGAGGGCGAAGACGTCGACGTGCTCGAGGAGGTCGAGGCCGGCACCACCAAGGTGCTGCCCTACGGCTTGACCTACAAGCCGCACCAGAACGCCTCGCCCGGTAGCGACTACGCGCCGTTCGTGAAGGACACCCTGCGCGGCGGCGCTGCCGGCCTGGGGCCGAGCTACAACCGCCTGGCCAACGACCTGGAGGGCGTCAGCTACTCCTCGCTGCGCTCCGGCGAGCTGGACGAGCGCGACTTCTACAAGTGCTGCCAGGAGTTCGTCATCAGCGAGCTGCTCGAGCGCGTGGGCGAGGAGTGGTTCAACTGCGCCTTGCTCAAGGGCGCGATCAAGATCGCCCCGCGCGATCTGGCCCGCTGCAGCGACCAGGAATGGCAGGCCCGTGGCTGGGATTGGGTCGACCCCTTGAAAGACTCGAAAGCGGCGACCGAGAGCATTGGCAACCGCACCAAGTCGCGCGCCTATTACATCCGCCTCAATGGCGACGACCCCGACGAGATCTTCGAGGAGATCGAGGCCGAGGAGCAGCTGCTCCGCGAGAAGGGGCTGCTCGCTGATCCCAACAAACCGAAAGCAGAGGAGCCGGCCAATGCCGAAGAGCTCGACTCCGACGAGTAGCGCGCCGCTGCCTGTCATTCGCCAGATCGAAGGGCAGCAGCTGCAGCGCTCGCTTGCCGTGGACATCGGCACCCTGGACACCGAACAGCGCACCGTCGAGGTCGCGGTATCCAGTGAATACCCCGTGCGGCGCTGGTTCGGCATGGAAGTGCTCGACCACTCGCCCGACTCGATCGACCTCACCCGCCTGCATGCCGGCGCGCCGCTGCTCGACCAGCACTGGCGGCAGATCGGCGTCGTCGAGAAGGCCTGGCTGGACGGCGACCGCAAGCTGCGCGCCCTGGTGCGCTTCTCCCGAGGGCAGTACGCCGAGGAGATCTGGCAGGACGTCGCCGACGGGATCCGCCGCAACATCAGCTGCGGCTACCTGGTGCATGAAATGGTGCTCGAGCGTTCGGAGAACGGCCTCGATCACTACCGCGTTACCCGCTGGGAGCCCTACGAGGTTTCCAGCGTTTCCGTGCCTGCAGACCCGACCGTCGGGGTGGGGCGCTCCAACGATGCAACAACCAACACCATCACCATTCGAGGTATTGCAATGCCGAAGCCGAACGAACCCCAAGACGACGGTCAGACCCGCGAGCAGCCGGCCGTTACCACCGACCCGGTGCTGCTGGAGCGTCAGCGCATCGCCGACATCAACATCCTGGGCGAGCGCTACAACCAGCGCGAGCTGGCCGCCAGCGCGGTGAGCTCCGGCCAGTCGATCGACCAATTCCGCGCCGTGCTGCTCGAGCGCGCCATGCCGGGCCAGCCGAAGCCGCTCGCGCCCAAGGCTCCGAAGGACGGCGAGCGCGACCTGCCGGGCTTCGTCAAGGATGTTTCCGCGCGCGGCATGGGCATGACCGAAAAGGAAATGGATCAGTTCTCGCTGATGCGTGCCCTGAACGCCTACGCCGAGAAGGACTGGTCGAAGGCCGGCCTCGAGCGCGAAGTCAGCCTCGCCCTGGCCGACACCCTCAAGAAAGAGGCCCGCGGCTTCTTCGTGCCGCATGACCTGCTCGTGCGTGGTATGTCGAAGGGCGAAGCGGGCAAGGGCGGCGAGCTGGTGGCCACCGAGCTGCGCGTCGACCAGTTCATCGACATCCTGCGCAACAAGACCATGATGGCCAAGCTGGGCATGCGCATGCTCGGCGGCCTGGTCGGCGACCTGGATCTGCCGAAGAAGGTCAACGGCTCCAACTTCTACTGGCTGGGCGAGGGCGACAACGTCACCCCGAGCGACTTCGACCTGACCACCATCGCGCTGTCGCCGAAGACCATCGCGGGCGCGATCCCGGTCACCCGCAAGCTGCGCAAGCAGGCGGCGAAGTCGGTCGAGGCGCTCATCATCAGCGACCTGGTCGAAGGCCTGGGCGTTGCCATCGACCTGGCCATGCTGCGCGGTACCGGCGCCGACAACCAGCCGCTGGGCCTGCTGAACCAGGTCGGCCTGCCGTCGGTGACCTACCCGATCGGCGGCATCGACTGGGCTTCCGTCGTCGAGATGGAGACCAAGGCGGCCACCTTCAACGTCGAGGGCAGCGGCCTGGCCTACCTGACCAGCCCGGTGCAGCGTGGCGCGGCGAAGAAGACCCAGGTCTTCGCGAATACCGGCGAGCGGATCTGGCAAGGCGGCGAGGTCAACGGCTACGCCGCCCACGCCACCAACCAGATGCCGGCCGATGACTGGCTCTATGGCGACTTCTCGCAGCTGGTGTGCGGCCTGTGGGGCGTGCTGGATCTCAAGCCCGACCCGTATGCCCTGGCTGGCAGCGACGGCCTGATGCTGCGCGTCTTCCAAGACGTCGACGCCGCCGTGCGCCGCAAAGAAGCCTTCTGCGTCGGCAAGAAAGCCGCCGCCTAACCCGAACCTGAAAGCGGGCAGGTAGGGGGCTCCGGCCCCCGTTTTGCCTCTTTCCCTGAATAGGTGCTCCCTATGTCTACCACGCAAGCCCGCACCGCCCTGGTGGTGCTGCTGACGGATCTCACCGTGCACGGTGACGTGATCCCCGAAAACACCACGCTCGAGGTCGAGCGCGCCATCCGCAACGACTGGTTCGGCTCGAAGCTGTGCCGCGACGCGACTCCCGAGGAGATCGCCGAGTATCGTGCCCAGGAGGGCGGCGCGGATGCCTTCGACGCCCAGCTGCAGGCTGACCAGGCGCAGCTGATCGCCGACGTCGATCGCCTGCAGGAGCGCAAGACCGAGCTGGCCGGTGACCTCAAGGCGCTGGAAAGCGACATCGAGCAGTTCGGCCAGCAGCGCACCACCCTGCAGGCCGAGGTCGACGACCTGGGCAAGCAGAAGAAGGCCCTGGCCGATGAAGTCGCGGCCCTGGAAAAGGCCAAGGCCGCGGCGGCTAAGAAGTGATCGGCGCCGAGGATCTCGGCGACTTCTTCGACCCCGACGAGTTCGGTACCACCGTGCAGCTGCTCGAGCCTGGGCAGCCTGCGCGCACCGTGCGCGCCCTCGAGGGGGCACCGGACGGATCCGGCCGGCTGTATCGGTCGGGCGTGGATCCGAACGCCTCGAGCCTGCGCGTCAGGCCCGACCAGGTGAAGCTGCAGCTGGCCCGGGCTGACGCCCCGGCCGACTGGAAGCTGACCAAGGCGGTGCTCGCTGGGTCGGATTACTCGATCGCCAACGTGGAACCGCTGGGCCGGCTGCGCGTGCTGCTGACCCTGATCCCCTACGGTGACCGCTCGGCCCCGGCCGGGGAGCGTGGAAAGTGGCAGGCTTCCAACTGAATTTCGAGGTGGACGGCTGGGGCGACGTGGAACGCGCCATAGCCGACGCCCCGCGCAAGCTGGACGTTGCCGCCGCCCGCGCCCTGCGCAAGACGGCGCAGTGGCTGCGCACGCATAGTTCGAGGGAGATCGCCCGCGAGCTCGGCATCACGCAAAGCCCGATCCGGCACCGCTACAACATCTACAGCCAGTCGACGGCCCGCGAGGTGAAGCTCTGGGTCGGCCTGCAGCCGATCGGCGTTCACTACCTGGGCACGCCCCGGCAGACCCGCACGGGCGTGAAGGTCGGCCACCGGGAGTACGACGCGGCATTCATCTCGCCGATGAAGTCCACCCAGCGCCTGGTCTTCCGTCGCAAGGGCCGCGAGCGCTTGCCGATCGAGAAGGTGACCGAGGACTGGGAAGGCCCGGCAGTCAGCGCCCTGGAGCGCTGGGAGCGCCGCGCCCTGGAGCGCTTCATGGAGCTGTTCGAGCAGGAGGCGCGCTATGTCCTACAGACCGCTTAACCAGGTCTCCGACCTGTTCTTCGCCATCGGCGACGCCATCCACGCCGCGGGCCTGGGCGTCGACGTGGCCAACTACGACGAATGGGACGGCAAGGTGCGCCATGCCTCGGTGCTGATCGAGCTCGAGCGCACCACCCCGGCAGTCAGGCAAAACGACGGTCGCTACACGCACGCCGTCACCGTCACCCTGCACGCCGTCGTCGGCCGGTGGCGAAAGCACTCGGCGCTCGAGGCGGTCAACCTGGCCACCTGCCTGGAGCGCCTGGCCGATCGCAACCGCTGGGGCTTCCACGGTCGCAACTGCGAGCAGCCCTGCGAGATGCGCAGCGGCCCCTCGATGTTCCAGCGCGGTGCCGACGGCTACGACGCCTGGGGCGCCACGTTCCAGCAGGTGGTGACGCCTGGCGAGCCGCCGGCCGAGATCCTCCTCAACACCGCCCCCTTGGTTGCGTACAGCTGGCAGGTCGACGACCTGGACAACCCGGAGGGCTATCACCAGCTGGAGACCTGACCCATGTTCGACGCCTACCTGCGCCTGCAGCTGGGGCCGCTGATCGAGCGCCTGGCGGCGCTGGAGGCCGAGCTCGAGGATCTGCGCCGCCGCGCCGAGGGGCACAACCGCATCGGCACGGTGGCGGCAGTGGATCCGGTGAAGGGCGTCTGCCAGGTCAGCCACGGCGAGCTGCGCTCGCCCTGGATCAAATACGCCAGCCTCGCGGCCGGAGAGGTCAACGAGACCCGGCACCCGTCGGTGGGCGAGCAGTGCCTGCTGCTGAACTACGGCGGCGGCGACGGCAGCGCCCAGGCGGTGGCCCTCCTGGGGCTGCCCTCGGCGCAGTTCCCGCCGGTCTCCGATCGCGCCGAACTGCACCGCCGCACCTACCCGGACGGCACCGAAAGCAGCTACGACCACGCCGCCCATGCCCTGGAATGGAAGAACGGCCCGACCACTGTCAAGGCCGACCAGGCCGGCATCGAGCTGCTGAGCAACGGCAGCGGCGTGCGCATCGACGCCTCGGGCGTTCACCTGGTCGGGCCTGCGGTCGATCACGCCGGCACCAACATCGGCAAGGATCACCGGCACAAAGACACCATGCCGCAAGCCGGCAGCACATCAGGGCCGCCGCAATGATCGGAATCGACAGAGACACTGGGGCGACGGTCGACGACTGGCCCCAATTCGTGCAGCGCGCCACCTGCGCGCTGACAACCCCGCTCGGCACCCGCCAGAAGCGGCCCCTTTATGGCTGCCGGCTACCGACGCGGTTCGGCCGCAACCTGGGCGACCAGCTGCTGATCCTGGCCCAGGCCGACGCCGTCGACGCCTTCTACAACGAGGCCAACGGCATCAGCGACTTCAAGCCCGAAACGGTGGTGGCCACCCGTGAAGGCGCCGGCCTGCGGCTGCGCCTGGCCGGCACCTGGCACAACCGCAAGATGACGTTCGAGGTGGTCACGTGAGCACGATGCTTATCCCCGGGCTCAACCAGCTGGCCGAGCCGGAAATCGTCAAGGTCGAGCAGTTCGAGACGCTGCTGGCCGAGTTCAAGGCCGACTTGCTGGCCTATGTCGCCGCGCGGGATCCCGAGAAGGCCGCGCGCCTGGCCGAGTCGCTGGAAAACGACAGCGAGCTGCTGGCCATGGCCCTGCAGGCCATGACGCTGCGCCTGCAGATGCACGAACGCAAGTACAACGCCCGCATCAAGCAGATGCTGGCCTGGTGGGCCGAGGGCTCCAACCTCGACGCCCGCGCCGCGGATCTCGGCCTCGAGCGCCGGGTCATCGACGAGGGCGACCCGAACGCCTTCCCGCCGGTCGACCCGGTGCTCGAGGGCGACGACGACCTGCGCCTGCGCTACTACCTGGCGCCGCATGCCCCGGCCGCTGGCTCTCGCCTGCAGTACCGGCGCGAGGCCATGACCCTGGGCGAGCGCGCCACGGTCACCGTGGAGGCGCCCAGCGCCGGCCAGCTGGTGGTGACTTACAACTTCGCCGAGGACGGCTTCGCCGCGCAGATGAAGGACGCCAACGGGCGCCGCACGGCGCCCGGGGCGGTGACCGTCACCGTGCTGTCGCGGGAGGGTAACGGCACGCCCAGCCCCGAGCTGCTGGCCGCGGTCGCGGCGCACTTCGCCCGCGATGACGTGAAGCCGGAGACCGACCAGGTCACCGTGCAGGCTGCGGCCATCGTCGGCTACCAGATCAACGCGGTGGTCTACATCAGTCCCGGCCCAGATGCCCAGCTGACCCAGGCCGCCGCCGAGGAGGCCCTGGCGGCCTACGCGGCCCAGCGCCACCGCCTGGGCAGCTATGTGGATCCGAGCCGGATCGACTACGTGCTGCATGCGGCCGGCGCCGAGCGCCTCGAGCTGCTAGCCCCGACGGCGCCAATCGAGTGCGCTGCACACCAGGCGCCCTACTGCACCGGGATTAACGTCGAGGTCAGGACGCTATGAGCGATGAAGCCCAGGCCCTGAGCCTATTGCCGCCGAACCGCTCGCTGCTCGAGGCGGGCCTGGATCTCGCTTTCGCGAAGCTGCTCGAGCGCATCGAGCCACCGTTCCCGGCGCTGATGGATCCGGCGGCCTCGCCGCTCGACTTCCTGCCGTATCTGGCGGCTGATCGCGGCGTCAGCGAATGGCAGCCGAGCGCGCCGGAGGCCGAGAAGCGCGCCACGGTGCGCACGGCCTGGGAGGTCAAGCGCCTGGCCGGCACCCGCCGCGCCCTCGAGCAGGCCGTCTCGAGCCTGCAGATGCGCCCAGACGTGACGGCCTGGTACGAGAAAACGCCCGCCGGCACGCCGTATAGCTTCGAGGTCATGGCCTGGGCCGAGCAGCCCTTCGACGAGCAGACCAACGCCCGGCTGGATGCCCGCCTGGCCGCCGCTATGAGCGAGCGCGACGTGCTGACGACCCGCATCGGGCTTAGCACCACGTCGCGCACCTACCGCGCCTCGGCGCTGCTCTGTGGCGAGACGACCACCATCTACCCGCTGCAGACGACCGAGCTCGAGCAGAGCAACCCGGTACACATCGCGGCAGCCCTGAACACGGTCGAGACGACCACCATTTACCCGCTGGAGGCGTGATGGCACAGCAAGAGTATTACACCATCCTGACGTCGGCCGGCCTGGCCTACGAGGCGAACCGCAAGGCCGCCGGCCTGCCGATCAAGCTCGAGCAGATGTCGGTCGGCGATGGCAACGGCGCGGTCTACAACCCCGACGCAACGCAGACGGCCCTGCGCCGCGAAGTGTGGCGCGGCCCGATCAACGCCCTCCTGCAGGACGCAACGAACCCCAGCTACCTGGTGGGCGAGCTGTCGCTGCCGGATGACGTCGGCGGCTGGTACGTGCGCGAGGTGGGCTTCTGGACTGATACCGGGATCCTCTACGCCATCGGCAAGTACCCGGAGAGCTACAAGCCCCAGCTGGCCAGCGGTGCCGGCAAAGAGTTCTACATCCGGGCGATCTTCGAGACCAGCAACGCCGCCTCGGTCACCCTGGTGGTCGACGACACGGTGGTGAAGGCCACCCGCGCGTTCGTGATCGACTACGTCGCCGCCGAGCTGGCCAAGCGCGATAGCAAAAACTCGGTGCGGGTCGCGACTACGGGCGCCATCGTCCTGTCAGGCGCGCAGAGTATCGACGGCGTGGCGGTGGTGGCGGGCGACCGCGTACTGGTGAAGAACCAGGCGACCGGGTCGCAGAACGGCATTTATGTGGCGGCCAATGGCGCTTGGTCGAGGGCGGCTGATGCCGACGCGATCCTTGAAGTTACGCCGGGGTTGTTCGTGCATGTCGAGCAGGGCACGGCCGGGGCCGACAGCGTCTGGCAGTTAACCACCGACGCGCCGATCACCTTGGGCACTACGCCGCTGGTGTTCGAAATGATTGCCGGGCGCACGGGTGTCACCGTCGGCACCTACACCAAGGTCACGGTCGACGAGCTCGGGCGGGTGATCGCAGGGGCCAGTCCGACGACCTTGGCGGGGCTCGGGATCGACAACGCCTATACCAAGGCTGAGGTCGACGCCCAGCTGACCGGTGCTGCGCCGAAGGGCTATCTGTCGGGCTTCACCATGTCTGTGAACGCGGCGGCACCGACCACCACCATTGACGTCCAGCCCGGTACGGCGCGCGGCCAGGGTAACCCGGTCACTCTGGGCGGCGCGATGAGCTGTGTGCTGCAGGCTGCGGGTGACTGGTCGGCAGGTTCTGGCGGTAACAAGCTGGATACGGGCGCCCGTGCTGCCAACAGCTGGTACCACCTATTCGCCATGCGTCGGCTCTCGGACGGTCAGGCTGACCAGTTGTTCTCGCTGAGCCTGCAGGCGGCCGTGGTGCCGGCCGGGTATGAGCTCGTGCGGCGCATCGGCTCGATTCGCACCGATGGCAGCGGCAACATCCTGGCGTTCATCAACAGGGGGCGGCATTTCAGCTGGCATACGCCGCCACTGGACGTGTCGATTACTTCAGCCGTTGTAAATGGGGTTTACACCATCAGTGTGCCGCCTGGAGCGCCTGTGATGGCTCGACTTGGCATCTTCACTTCCGGTGGCGATTCCTATTCGTCCTATATGTCGCCTGATGCCGCCCAGATCACGCCGGGCTTCACCACCTACCTGGGCGGCAACGTCATGAGCACCGGAGTGGCGGGAGACTATGGCGCGAGCGAATCCCAGGTGATGACGAACGAAGCGGCCGCCGTGCGATTCTCGACGGGTGCGCTGGCTCCATACGCGTTCCGGGTTGTTACCTACGGGTGGATAGAGTTGTAAGGAGCAGATATGCCATTCATTCAACGCAATGCCGGGGGCGAGATCGTCGGTCAATTCGCCAACCTGCAGCCGGGCTTCGCTGAAGAGTATTTGCCCCCTGGCAGTCCCGAGCTTTTGTATGTCAGCCCTGTTCAGGCTGCCGCCGGAGAGCGTGCTTGGCGTGACGGGGAGCTATCCGGGGTGGCCTGGCTACGTGAGCGGCACCGTGACCAGCTGGAGCTTGTCCGTCCCACCACGCTGACCGCTGAGCAGTTCGCCGAGCTGCTGGTCTACCTGCAGGCGCTGCGCGACTGGCCGCAGTCGCCGGACTTCCCTGCCCTTGAGCAGCGCCCGGTGGCGCCGCCCTGGATCGCCGAGCAGGCCCAATAACGCCCCGCACTGTCGAGGCGTTTTCGTTCCTGGTCGCACCTTTCACGCGCCCCGCGATCCGGGGCGTTCTCGCATCTGAGGATCTTCTATGTCGACTCTTGCTCGAGCGCCGGCCGCTGGCTGGCGTGCCTGGCTTTTGCCGTTCCACCTGGTGCTGTTCGTGCTGCAGCTGGCGGTGCTCCTGCCGTTGCGCGTGGCCTTCATCCTGGCTGGCTTCATCGTGGTGCCGCTGGCCCTGCCGTTCCGCACTCGCCACGCCGACACCGCCCAGCGTTTCAGCCAGGCCGCCGGTACCTGGTACCTGGTGACGCTGCCGCGCTGGGCCTGGCCCTGGAGCAACGACCGCGACGGCGCCCTGGGCGATCGCCGCGGCTGGTGGCACACCAACGCCCCGTTCGGCCTCGGCGCCTACCACTGGTTTTCCATGCTGGTCTGGCTCGCCTTCCGCAACCCGGCCAACAACCTGCGCTTCACGCGGCTGTTCGGCTGCCCGGTGACGCGCACCGCCTGTACCTGGTGGGGCCGCGAGGAGGTCGAAGACGACCCGGGCAAGGGCGGCGTGCGCTTCCTGATGGCTCGTGCGGGCCTGCTGTGGCGCTTCTACGGGCTGTATTGGGTCTGGCAGTGGAGTGCCAGCCGCGCCCTGGTGGTGCAGCTGGGCTTCAAGCCTGAGCCGTCCGACTGGCTCGAGGACTACCAGGCCGACCCGACCCGCGAGTGGAAGGGCTTCACGTTCGAGATCAACCCCATCAAGGCGATCGGCTGAGCCGCGCCGTACAGGAGAACGCCACCATGGCAGACCGCAAGAACTACACCGTGCTCGTGCCCTACCCCAAGGGCGGCGGCCACTGGACGCGCAAGGGCGACAAGGTCGACCTGCTCGAGGTCGAGGCCCTGGCCCTGCGCCAGGCCGGCCGCATCAAGCTGACCGCCGAGCTCGAGGCCGAACAGGCCGCGCCGGCTACCACCAAGAAAACCACCGCTAAGGACTGACCATGGCCGAGGTAACCAATTTCGAGCACAACGGCGTCTCCGTCGAGACGACCGAATCCCCGGAGGCCATGGGCGGCCTTGGCGACAACGTCGTGGGCCTGGTCGGTACCGCGCCCAAGGCTGACGCCAGCGTGCCGCGCAACGCCCCGTTCCGCATCAACAGCTTCACCCTGGCCGCGCTGCTGGATCCGACCGGCACCGAGGCCGGCTCGCTGTATCACACCGTCCACCAGATCCTGAAAGTGGTGAAGGTGCCGGTCTATGTGATCGTGGTCGAGGAGGGCGCCACCCCGGCCGACACCCTTAACAACGTGATCGGCGGCGTCGACGCGACGTCGGGCCAGGTGACCGGCCTCGGCGCCCTGGCGCTGTGCGCCGAGGTGCCGACCATCATCGGCGCCCCGGGCTTCTCTGACGCCCAGGCGGTGCATAGCGAGCTGGCCAGCCTGGGCAAGCGGATCCGTGCGCGGGTGGTCTTCGACGGCCTGGACACCGACGTGGCCGGCCAGGTGGTCAACAGCCAGGCAATCGGCGGCGCCGAGCTGGGCTACGACCGCTGCTACATGGTTCACCAGATGCCGGCGGTCTACTCCAAGGCGGCCAAGGCCAACGTGTTCCTGCCGCCCTCGAGCCTGGCCATTGCCGCCATGGCCGCGGTCAAGCAGTGGGAGAGCCCGGGCAACCAGGTGACCTACGCGGCCGACGTCTCGCGTTCCGTCGAGTACAACATCCTCGACAAGTCGACCGAGGGCGACCTGCTCAACCGCTACGGCGTCAGCTACTACGCCCGCACCACCCTGGGCGGCTTCTCGCTGCTGGGCAACCGCTCGATCACCGGCAAGTTCATCAGCTACGTGGGCCTCGAGGACGCGATCACCCGCAAGCTGGTGAAGGCGGCCCAGAAGGTCATGGCCAAGAACCTGACCAAGACCTTCATGGAGCAGGAGGTCAAGCGGATCAACGACTGGATTCAGACCCTGGTGGCGGACGAGACCATCCCGGGCGGCAAGGTGTACCTGCATCCCGAGCTGAACAGCGTCGAGAAGTACAAGAACGGCACCTGGTACCTGTGCATCGACTACGGCCGCTACGCGCCCAACGAGCACATGATTTACCAGCTCAATGCGTCTGACGCGATCATCGAAGAGTTTCTGGAGGACGTTCTCTGATGCTTACCAACCGAGTGCGGCAGATCATCACCGCAACCCTGCAAGGCCTGCCGCTTAACGCGACCATCGACGACTACGATCCCCCGGTGATCGAGTTCGACATGGAGGAGATGCGCGGCGGGCGCTACATCCCCGAGGAGATGGCCACCGGCATGAAGGCCCTGACCGGCAAGCTGACGCTGCAGGGCGTCGGCCTGCCGATCATGGCGGCCCTGGGCGTCAGCGGCGGCGACGAGGTGCTGCTGACCGTGCAGGAGGCCGGCGAAGACCAGGACGGCAACGAGTGGTTCACCTACCACGTGCAGGGCGGCAAGCTGAAAAAGCTCGAGGAGAAGACCCTCAAGATGGGCGACAAGCCGGTCACCGTGCTGGAAATCGCCCTGCGCACCTACACCCGCCTGGAGATGGGCGTGCCGGTGATCGACATCGACACCCGCACCCAGAAGGTGGTGGTCAACGGCGTGGATCTGCTCAAGGGCGCCCGCCGCCTGGCCCTGATGGTGTAACCCTCAACCCTCGAACCAAGCCGCCTACGGGCGGCTTTTCGTGTCTGCAAGGAATCCCCGCAATGACCTGGAAACCCGAACCGCATCCGCTGCGCTGGCCTGTCGCCACCGAGGGCGGCGAGACCCTGACCAGCATCGAGCTGCGCGCCCTGACTGTCGAGGAGCACCGCGCCGCCCTGGCCACCGTCGGCGACGACGAAGACGACCAGTTCGAGGCCCTGCTGCTGGCCGCCACCGGCCTGTCGCTGTCGGTGCTCGAGCAGATCAAGCGCCCCGACTACGTGAGCCTGGTCAAGCGCATGCACGAGTACGTCAACCTCCCGGCCAGCTACTTCCTGGGCCGCAAGCCCGAGGATCCCGACGACGTCGAGCTCCTGGTGCCGATCAAGGCGATCGGCCGCACGGTCGACCGCCTCGCCCTGCAGGTGCCGGCGATGAAGGCGACCAAGGTCATGCGCAAGCTCAAGACCGACGCCGAGCGCGCGGACTTCATCAGCGCGCACTGCACCGGCCTGTCGACAGTGGAAATCGTGCGGCTGAGCCTGCCCGATTGGACGCAGCTGCAGGAGCGCCTGCACGCTTTTTTGAACAAACCGGCGGACTACTTTCCGAACGCGACATCGAAGTGATCCTCGATGTCGTGCCCCTCGTTTACCACGTGAGCGAGGCGGAGATTCTGGAGTGGGATGCCGGCAAAGGGCTGCGCCGCTACGAGCTGGCCATGGCGCGCCTGGGCGCGAAGCAAAAGGGGTAGGGCATGGCTGACACCAAGTCGAAGTACTCGCTGCGGCTGGCCGCCGTGGACGCCTACTCGAAGACGTTCGGCGACTTCTCGAAGAAAGCCGAGCAGCTGCAGGACGAGATCAAGGGCCAGCGCGCCGAGCTCGACAAGCTCAACCGCGCCGCCCGCTCGGCCGACGGCTACACCAAGCTGACCGAGAAGCTCGACAAGACCAAGGCCGCCCTGCAGGCGGCCAGGGTCGAGCAGGCCAGCCTGGCCAAGACGCACCAGGCCGCCACCGCCACGGTGGCGCGCCTCGAGCAGGAATATGGGCAGGCCGCGGCAACGCTCAAGGCGCTGGAAGGCGCCGAGGCGGCCAGCACGGCCCAGGTCAAGGCTGCGCGCGTCGAGCAGAACCGGCTCGGCCGCGAGCTGGCCAGCGCCACGGCCGAGGTCAAGCGCCTGGACAACGCCCAGGACAAGAACACCGCCAGCCTGCGCACCCTGGAAGCGGCGCAGCGGGCCGAGCGGAATCAGCTCAAGGGCCTGCAGGCCGAGCTGACCAAGGCCGGCGTGGACACCAGCCAGCTGGCAGCCGAGCAGAAGCGCCTCGAGACGGCCACGGAACAGGCCAACGCGGCCCTGCAGGCGCAGCGCGCACGGCTCGAGGCCGTGAGCAGCGCCCAGGGGCGTATCGACGCGAATCGGGGCGCTCGCGCGGATCTGCGCGGGCAGATGCTGGAGACCGCCGCCATCGGCTACCTGGCCGCCAAGCCGGTAGACCAGGCGATGAACCTCGAGGTGGCCATGGCCGACGTGGCCAAGGTCATCAACTTTGAGGAGGGCCAGCGCGAGGCGATGGCGCAGGAGAACCTGCGCATGGCCAGCGACCGGCTGATCTCCTCGGCCGGTATCACCGCGGTGGATCTCGCCAAGATCCAGTACGCCGCGGGCCAGTCCAACATCGGCGGCGACGAGAAGACCAGCGAGGGCAAGCAGCGGGCGGTGATGGAGTTCACCCGCGACGCGGCGATCATGGGCGCGGCGTTCGACATCGACGCCCAGACGGCCGGCGAGACCATGGCCGGCTGGCGGGCCTCGATGAAGCTCGACCGCGCCGGCACGCTCGACCTGGCCAACGCCACCAACCACCTGGGGAACCAGTTCAACGCCACCCCGGCCGACATTGCGGCGGTGGTCAAGCGCTACGGCGCCATCGGTAGCGCCTCGGGCCTGAGCCCTGAGCAGAGCGCGGCCCTGTCGACGGCGTTCCTCAACCCGGGCACCGAGAAGGAAATCGCCGGTACCGGCTTTAAGAACTTCCTCGGCGCCCTGACCAAGGGCGGCGCCGCCACCAAGGGCCAGCGCGAGACCTGGGACGCCCTGGGCTTCGATCCCGAGGAGCTGGCCAGGGGCATGCAGCAGAACGCGCCGGAGACGATCCGCTCGGTGCTGCAGGCGCTCAAGCAACAGCCCGAGGAGGAGCAGAACGCGCTGGCCACCCAGCTGTTCGGCTCCGAATCAATCGGCGCCATCATGCCGCTGCTGGCCAACCTCGAGGAGGTCGACCGGGCCTTCGCGGCGGTGGCCAACGGCGCCGACCGCGCCGGCTCGATGATGAAAGAGGCCGAGGGCGTGGCCAGCACCTCGCGCGCTGGCTGGAACGGATTCGTGGCCAAGCTGACGCGACTCTCGACCCTGGTCGGCACCGCCATGCTGCCGGCCCTGGACGCCGTCCTGGTGCCCCTGGGCGCCCTGGTCGACGGCCTGAGCTGGGCGGCTGAGACCTTCCCCAACGTGACGGCGGCCATTGCGGTGGCTGGCGGCGCGCTGGCGGCTATGAAGGTCGGTGCGCTCGGCCTCAAGTTCGCCGGCCTGCTGGTCGGCCAGGCCTTCAACAAGGCCGGGCTGGCCCGGGCCAAGCTCGACGCCACCACCGCCCGCACGGCGGTGACGGCCGACGGCGCGGTCATGCGCCTGAACGCTGCCATGGCCCGCCTGGGCGCTGGCGGCGGGGTCGGTGACCTGGGCGGGCGGGGTGGTCGCGGCGGTCGAGGTGGCCGCGGTGGGCGCCTCGGTCGCGGCCTGGGCATGAAGGGCGGCGGCGCGCTGATGCTGGCGGCCGGCGCGGTGGATCTCGCCCAGGTGGTGATGGATGACGAATCGACCGGCGAGGACTACGGCGAGTCGATCGGCTCGACCGCGGGCGGCATGGGCGGCATGTGGGCCGGCGCTGCTGCAGGCGCGGCGCTGGGCTCTGTGGTGCCGGTGATCGGTACCGCTATCGGCGGGATCCTCGGCGGCGCCCTGGGCGCCTGGCTGGGCAGCGAAGCCGGCGGCGCCCTTGGCGGCATGGCAGGATCCGCGGTCGATCGCCTGCGCAGCCCCGACGAGGTCGCGGCGGCGGTGACCAATGCCGACAACCGGCAGATCAACTTCGCGCCCCAGATCCAAGTCAACGGTGCCGACCAGGCCACCAGCGAGGCGCTGGCCAACCAGGTGATGGCGAAAATGCGCGGCGAGTTCGTGCCGCTGATGATGGCCGACCCGCTCGCCGTGCGGCGCGGGGCGGCGCTGACCGATGGGAGTGACTGATGCGACAGCAGATGGCGCTGGGCGAGTTCGTTTTCGGGCTCGCGACCGGCTTCCCGTATGAGCGCCTTTCGCGCAAGACCACGGGCGGCTGGGTAGACCTGGACATCATCAGCAGCAAGCCGATGTCGCACAACACCGGCCAGGGCCTGGAGTCCCTGCGCCTGAGCGGCAAGGCCCAGCTGGGCGCCGGCATGGCCAAGCTCGACGAGCTGCGCGCCATGGCCGACGCCCGCCAGCCCTACACCCTGGTCGACGGAATCGGCCGGGTGTGGGGCCGCTGGCGAATCGACGCCGTCAACGAAGACCAGGAGCGGGTGATCGACGACGGCACCGCCACGCTGCTGTCGTGGACGCTCGAGCTGCAGGAGTTCGTCAATGCGACGGGTTAGAACCATCGCCGGAGACTCGGCAAACGTGCTGCTTTACCGGGAGCTGGGACGCTCCGACGACGAGGCCGAGGAGGCCTTCTGGCTGGTCAACCCGGGGCTGGCCGAGCACGGCGCGGCCCTGCCGTCCGGCCTCTGGGTCAACCTGCCCGAGCTGGCCAGCAAGCCGGCCCAGGCGGCGCCGATCACTGCCTGGGACTGAGGAGGGTACATGGCCATCGGATACACCCCGGCGGTGGAGATCTACGGCGCCAACGCGGCGCTGATTAACGCGCGCCTGGTCGATTGGGAGCACGTCGACGCGGCGGGCATCGAATCGGACACCCTCAAGCTGACGGTGAACATCGAAGGCCTCGAGGGGCTGCCCAGCGTCGACGGCAAGATCGGCCTGCGCGTGGGCTACAAGGAAACGGGGCTGGTCGACAAGGGCGAGTTCGTCGTCACGCGCACCACGCCCCAGCTGTTCCCGGCCCTGCTGCTGATCGTGGCCACCGCGGCGCCGTTCAAGGTGAAGGACGAGACGGGCTTCAAGGCCCGCCGCTCGGCCAGCTACGCCATGACGACGCTCGGCCAGATCTTCCGCCAGCTGACCACCAAGCACGGCTTCTCGCCGCGCGTGGCGGCCGAGCTGGACGCGATCCCGATCGTTCACGTCGACCAGTCGAACGAAACGGACATGGGCTTTCTGACGCGCCTCGCGCGGCGTTACGACGCCGTGACGAAGCCGGTCAACGACCTGTATGTGCTGGCCCGCCGCGGCCAGGTCAAGTCGCTGAGCGGCAAGCCGCTGCCCCCGGTCACCCTCTCGGTGACGAAGGACAACAGGCCGGGCGATCGCGCGTTCATCGCGGCGAGCATCGACCAGGATAGCCGGATCCGCTTCAAGGGCTGCAAGACAACCTGGTGGGACGGCAGCGCCGGCAAGGAATGCGTGGTGGAGGTGGGCGAGGCGCCCTTCAAGACGGTGCGCCAGCGCTACCAGGACGAAGCCGAGGCGAAGGCCGCGGCCGAGGGCGAGCACCGCAAGACGAAGCGCGAGGCGGCGAAGCTGCGGATCGACTGCCCGGGCAACCCGGCTTTCGGTGCCGAGGGGCTGCTCGAGCTCGACGACAGCTGGCCCAGCTTCATGCGCGGCACCTGGTCGATCGACAAGGTGACCGCCAGCGGATCCCGCCAGCAGAGCTACCGCTGCACCATCGAGGCGTCCTATCCCGACGGGCGCCAGGAGTAAAAAAACGAGGGCACCAGGCCGCGCCGCTGGAACGGCTCGACCTGGTGCCAGTCTGCAGATCACGCCTGCAAGCCAGCCAAGGCCCCCGCGCTCTCGAGAGCGGCGGCGAGCCTAGCAGAATCAAAGGCTTAGCAGAATGCTTAACCCGATGCGCTGTGGGGGCTGTGAGCGCCTCCTCGCCAAGACCGGCCCCGGTGCCGAGATCCAGATCAAGTGCCCGCGCTGCGGCACGCTGAACCATTTGAAGGCCTCGAGCCTCCCAGCCGACCGCCTCGAGCGGCCCCGAAAAGGCTGTGGAAATGACCAACACCAACACCCGTAACGCCCTCTACCGCGGCGACTCGCTGCAGATCCTCGCCGGCCTGGAGACCGGCACCTTCGACGCCCTTATCACCGACCCGCCCTACTCGAGCGGCGGCTTGCACATGGGTGCGCGCCAGCAGGTGACCTCGAGCAAGTACCAGCAGGGCGGCTTCGAGCACCTGCACGCCGAGTTCCTGGGCGACCATCGCGACCAGCGGTCGCACGCCTTCTGGATGACGCTCTGGCTCGCCGAGTGTTTCCGCCTGCTCAAGGATGGCGCGCCGGTCTGCCTGTTCACCGACTGGCGCCAGCTGCCGATCACCACCGACGCCCTGCAGGCCGCCGGCTTTACCTGGCGCGGCGTGGCCGTGTGGGACAAGACCGAGGGTGTGCGGCCCCAGCTGGGCCGCTTCCGCGCCCAGGCCGAGTACGTCGTGTGGGGCAGCAAGGGCGGCATGCCGCTGCAGCGCAAGGCCCCGGTGCTGCCGGGCGTGATGCGCGAGCCGGTGCGCAAGGCCGACAAGCACCACATGACCGGCAAGCCGACCGAGCTGATGCGCCAGGTGGTGAAGATCTGCGAGCCTGGCGGCCGGATCCTCGACCCGTTCGCGGGATCCGGCACCACCCTGGTGGCGGCCGAGCTCGAGGGCTACGGCTGGGCCGGCTGCGAGCTGACCGAGCACTATCACCAGGTGGCCGCCGGCCGCCTGCAGGCGCTCGGCGCTGAGTTCTGACCAAAGAAAAGCCCCCACTGCCTCGCGGCGGTGGGGGCTTTTGTCGTTTCTGGATCCGCTACAGCCTGGCGCGCACCAGCGCCGGCATGATGACGGGGCGCTCGCGGTCGACGTACAGGCGCGGCAGGTGCTGGTAGGGGCCAGGGCCGTTCGCCTCGAGGCGCTGGGCCACGCCCTGGGCCACGCCGTTGCCGGTCGCCCAGGCTTCGCCGCGCTGCAGCCATACGGCCGGCGCGCCTTGCCCGATCGCGCAGAGCGCCCAGGTCTCGCCGTCGGCCTGCAGGGTCTCGCACGCGGGGTCATAGCCGGCCGCCTTGTGGGCGTTGGCCAGCCCGTTGGTCTCTCGGCCCGAGAGGTCTTTGTAGGCGCCGATGGCGATCGCCACGGCGCCAAGGCCGAGCACAATCTTGGTGCTTTTCTTCATCCTGCAGGCTTCTCCGGTGTGGCAGATGGCCGGCAGGGTAACAAAAAGCCCGCCAGGGTGGCGGGCTTGTGGGGTGGGTTACATGGGGTCGGGCGCGATGCTGAGCACCTCGGCGCGTCTGTAGTAGCGCCGCCAGTTGTTTAGGCCGCACACGCACCCGGAGCCGCCGGGCTGTGCTGTGTAGCGGACTTGCCACTGCTTTGGTCGGTGGGGTAGCGAGTAGCACGCCTCGACCACCATGACGCGGCCTGTTTCGTCTCGTAACTGGTCGCCGGCCCGGGGCTCCTGCCGCGGATCTCGCTTTGCTGTCAGGGCCTCAAACTTGGCGGCCTCGACTTCGCGCATGACTTCGCGACATACCACGTAGCAGGTGCCGCGCTTGGTCTTGAGGCCGTGCGTGTATGTGCGCCCGCCCGAGAAGAAGCCGCCGTTTGGCAGCGGCCAGACCTCGGCGCCGGCACGTACAGCTCGGCAGGCTGGCGCGGTTGCTATGGTTTTCCAGTTGTAATAGTCCATTGGCGTGGCTCCTCAGTTGACGCGCCAGGTGCCAGGCGGAAGGGTCTCGTCGATCACGACCACGATGCCGGCGACCTTTAGAGGATCCGGCAGCGCGTCGATGGCCGCGTCGGTCTCGGCCTTGGTCTTGTGGAGCACGCCGCCGGCCATGAATCGCAGGCCGGCCTGCAGCAGCTTGCGGTAGCGTCTCGCGTCGGCCGTCTCCTGGTCGTCGCGGCTTGCGTTCATCGGCTCGGCCACCTGGTCAGCGCTGAGCGTTGCCAGGGTCTCCGAGCAGTGATTGCAGCCGAGGAGCCACTGGCACTCGATGTCGCTGGTTCTGAGTCGGCCATCCTGCACGCCTGAGCGGTTGACGTTGTGTGTCTGCCAGGTCAGGTCGTCGGCGCCGCATTCCTTGCACTTGACGATAATCGGCGGCCTGACGACCAGCGGGCGCCACCTGGCGCCGGTACCGCTGGCCATGGCGAGGATGACGCCGCGAGTGGTCAGGCAGTCGACCTCGGCGCGGTGCTCCTGGCCGGTGATCTCGACGCCCTGCTGCGCTGCGGCCTTGGTCAGGCGCTGACGGCGCACGCTGCCCGGAGCCTCGCCGGGCTCCTGCCAGAAGTGCTTATAGACCGACTGCGCGCACTCGGCGTACAGCTCGGGCGCCTCGATGCCGTGCGCCGCGGCGCTCTGCTCGATCAGGCGCAGGTCGTAGTCGGCGTGCCAGATGACCAGCTGGCGGCCCTCGAGGATCTGCAGCAGCTGGGCCTGCACCTCGGGCCAGCTCGGGGCGTCTGCGACCATGGCGTCGGTTATGCCGTGGATCTCGGTCACGCCTGGCGGGATGGGCCGCGTCGGCTTGACCAGGGTCTGCAGGAGGGTCTCGCCGCTGCAGGCGACGACAGCGAGCTCGACGATCTCGGCCTGGTCATCGAGGCCGGTCGTTTCCGTGTCGAGGATGGCGGCATTCTGGGCCACCCAGCGGCGGGCGATTGCGTGGGATGCTTGGTGCATGGGGTTACTCCTCCTCGGCGACCAGGTCGCGGGAAACTTCTTTGATCTTGTCGGCCAGGTCGCCCAGCTGGTTTTCGTTGAATGCGTCCTCGTCCATCCATTCGGCGGACATGGCGCGGATTTTCTTCTCGATGGCCTGCAGGCTGCGGCGCTGGCCGGCGGCGATTTGTCTAGGGGTGCGGCTGCTCATGGCTGCTCCTGGTCTTCGTTGGTCTCGGGATCCTGCAGGGCGGCGCAGGTCATGCGGTACAGCAGCGCCAGGCCGGCCACCAGGGCCGCGCCAGCGCCGAACAGCAGGCCGAGCAGCTGCTCGGCGGGGCTGGACGTGTGGCGGCTCATAGACCGGCCTCCTGGCGCAGCGCCTGCAGGAGCTCGTGGTCGATGGTGTCGATACCCCACTCGCCGCGCAGGTAGTTGACGATGGTCGCAGCCATGCGCACGGCGCTCTCGGCTCGAGCGCGGCGGGGCGTGATGGTGCCCGCCGGGGCCTCCTCGGTGATGACCAGGTCGAGCAGCTCGCACGGCCGGTGCCCCTGGTGCTCGAGGAGCGCCGCGGCGATCGCGCGGACGCGGTGGACGTCTTCCGGCTCGATGGTGCTCGAGGCGGTCTCTAGGGTGGTATTCATCAGGCTGCCTCCCCGATCATGCGCAGGATGCCGTGCCAGGCTGTCAGGCACTGTTGCTCGGCGAATTGGCGCACCAGGTCGCGATAGCGCGGATCTCGTGCCAGGTGCAGCGGCAGGCTTGCCGCGGTGGTATAGTCGCGTGCGGACATAGGGAACCCTCCAAGGTCTATGTGTCTGGCCCGGTTAGCGGTTGCCGCCGCTGCCGGGCTGTTTCTTCACTTCATCAGCGCCTCAAGGCGTCGACGCAGCTCGGGCACGTCGTCGACCTTGAACCGGCCGTCTCCCCGCCCGTACTTCTCGAACAGATCCTCGATCGCCTCGAGCAGCAAGTGCTTCACCGGCACGCCCTCGGTCGTCATGTTTTTCAGCTCGGCCATGCCCTTGTGGTACTTGGGCGCGGCCAGCACCTTGAGCTGCTTCTCGCCCTCGTCGGCCACCACTGCGCGGCGGGCCTTCTCGACGTGCTCCTCTGCCAGCTGGCTGGCTCGGCTCGGCCTGGTGGTGGTCGGCTTGCTGATGGTGGTCATTGGGTCAGCTCCAGTAGTTCGGCGGTTACCGCTTCGATCTCGAGGCGGGCCTTGTTGTCCTCGGGCAGATCCATGACGCTGCGCCCCTGCTCGATGCCGGCCACATAGGACTGGCGCTGGCAGGTCTGGCTGCGCAGGATGGGCAGCTCGTAGGCCTCGAGGGTGCCGCGCACGTCGCGCTCGAGCACCGTGCCCGGGATAGCGCGGGCGATCATCATCGCCGCCACCGGCCGCCCGTCGGCGATCTCCTGGCGGTCTTTCACCAGCTGCACCAGGTCGCCGCATGCCCAGATGTCGTACTGGCTCGGCTGTACGGGAATCAGCACGGCATCAGCGGCCCGGATGGCAGCGGCGGTCAGCTCGCTGATCTGGGGCACGCCGTCGACCACGACGTAGTCATAGCCCCCCGCTACGCGCGGCAGGTCGCGCGCCAGCGCCTTGCCCATCGAGACGGTCGGGATCACCCCGGCATCGTCCTCGGCCTCGGGCCTGGACGCCGCCCAGTCGGTCGCCGAGCCCTGCTGGTCGAGGTCGACAAGCAGCACGCGGAATCCATGCTTTACGGCCAGGCAGCTGGCCACGTTGGTGGCGGTGGTCGTTTTCGACGTACCGCCCTTCTGATTCAGTATCGCGAACACCTTCGCAGCCATTGCCGCGCCCTCCTCGGTTGTTGGTGGTGCGCACAATATAGGTCCATTGGTGAAAAAGTACAACGGGCCAAAAGTACAAAAGACCAAAAACAGCCGGCGCGATAGCGCCGACATTGTCCCGCCGCCGACGCCCGTCCTTTCTCCATTCGATGGAGCCCAGCAACGGCGCGGGTTTCCCGCGCCATAAGCAAGCCGGCGCAACGCGCCGTCCTTTTAGTGCATGCCATGCACCAGGGGCTTTCTGTGCCTTGTTGGTCATTGGCTCGCCTTGTCCACCCTCTGGCGATTAAGTCGCCCAATCCACTGGCTCCCATCTAATGGCGTAGGGCTGAAGGTGTATATCCACCGCGCTGCATACACCTTTAGCACATGGCCAACATGCACCACAAGCCCTACAACGTACCAGGGCCAAGGGTGCATGCACCCTGGCCCCATTCTATACGTATAGAATGGGGCCAGGGTGCATGCACCTTTGGCCCTATCCACCATCGTGCAGCATCGTGCCTTATGGCTAGGGGTGTATGTGATATGGTGCTAGGGCTTGCGGTGTATGCTTGACGTGCGTACAATGTGCGCTAGGGTTAAAGGTGAATGCCAAACGGGAGGCAAGACCATGGCGAAGAAAGCGGCAACTAAGAAGGCGGTCGACCAGGTGACGGAATCGGCCAAGGGTGAGGAAGCGATCGACCATCGCGAGCGGGTCAGCTTCGGCAACTACGGCGGGGCCACCCGGCAGAAGGTCGAGCTGCAGCCGTTGATCGACAAGCTGCTCGAGGACGTGAAGGCGATCGACAGCGACGACAGCCTGAGCCGCGGCGACAAGACCAAGCGCCTGGCGCGCCTGGCCGATCGCCTGAAAAACAAGCTGTACGAGGATCGGCGCCGCAAGGATGCGGACAAGCTCAAGGCCTCGAGCTACCGCCGCTACCTGACCACCGTCCGCAAGGCGATCACCGCGCAGAACTGGCGCCACCACTCCATCGAGGAGAGCGCCCAGCGCCTGGCCAAGCATCACCCGCGCTATGCCGAGCAGCTGCTGGCCATGGTCGACCTGGTCGACATCACCGAGCTGCGCCTGGCCCATCGCGACCTGCTGGCGCAGATCCGCCAGGATCGCGACGACGATGCCTACGAGGCGGTCAAGGGCATGAAGCTCGACCACGAGATCATGCGCCACCTGACCCTGCCGGCGGCGACCAAGGCCCAGCTGGCCACCGACGCAGTCGAGACGCTCGAGCACCGCGCCACCAACACCATCTCGATCAACTACCACTGGCTGGTCGAGACCATCCGCGAGCTGCTGGCCGCGACCGAGATCCGCGCCGATGGCACCGCGGTGCCCTTCTTCTCCTACCTGGCCCTGGGGCTGGCACTGGCTACCGGGCGCCGCGAGGTGGAGATCCTCAAGCTGGCGCGCTTCGAGAAGGTCGGCGAGTTCGAGCTCGAGTTCTCGGGCCAGGCCAAGCGCCGGGGCGGGGTGGACTACGGCGACAGCTACCGGATCTACACCCTCCTGCAGGCCGACGTCGTGCTCGAGGCCTTCGCCAAGCTGCGCGCCATGCCCGAGGTGCTCGAGCTGCAGCACCTGGACAACACCGAGGTGAACCGCCGGGTGGCCAAGACCCTAAACACCCAGGCCAAGCGCGTATTCGGCAACCAGGAGCGGGTCTTCAAGGATAGCCGCGCCATCTGGGCGCGGGTGGTCTTCGAGCTGCACTTCACCCGCGACGCCCGCTGGGCGAAGGTCAACGAGACCGTGTTCTGGCGCGAGATGCTGGGCCACGAGGATATGGACACCCAGGAGAGCTACAAGGCCTTCAAGATCGACTACACCCCGCCGGCGAAGCCGGCGGCGCCGGCCAGCAAATACGGCAGCCGCCTCGAGGCGCTCGAGGCCCTGGACGAGCACGAGCAGATCGCCGGCCGCGAGGCGATGCAGAAGATCCACCGCTGGGTGAAAGAGACCGTGAAG